GAGACTCCCTGTGGATCTTCGACTGCCTGGAAGGACACAATACCCCCAGCTGTTGCGGCCAGGCATGCAACTCCCTTGATGACCACCAGTCATCAACCTGCTTCAAGAACTTTTCTGATATCAGCCCAACGACCATCGATCTCCCCCGAAGGTTCAAGTTCCTTCATCGCTGCGGCTCGTTCTGGTATTACGATGATGACGGCACCATCCACATAGCCGGGAAGGTGTCGGGCAGCCTGAAGAACCAGCAGATATTCTATCCTTCCGGCAAGATACTGCTGGAGAACGTGGTGGACAGCTGCAGCGCAATCCTCGATGATGACGGGGATATCAAGCTCAACCCCGCCGCCAAAGTGATAGTAGATGGCGACATGGTGATCACCGGCACATGTACGCACAATGCCTGCAGCTGCGATGGACGTGGTGGTTCGGAAACGGGTACCGGAACACAACAACGAATAGTTCACGGCCTAGTTGATGAAAACAATGATCCGGTAGTTCCTGGGGAATGTTCTGCATTCTGCACGGGAGCAGGTGGAACGTGTTCAATAGAATATTGTGATGACAAATATATTTATATTACTTGTACAAATGGAATCACTTACAAATGGAAAGTAAGAAAATAAATTTATTGATAACAATTTTTATCTCAATAGAGATAGACGGTCAGAAAAGGTGATTTTTATTGCATTCGGTGATATAAAAATTAATATGGCTATAAATGAAGATGGCGTTTGCCGGTGCCATGGCCTCCTATCGCCTGCCAGAACAGCTACGGGAGATATAGCCAGGGTCACAAAGGAGCATGAATGCGTCCTACAACGGATTGCGATATGGTTGGCAGTCAAGAAAGGCGAGCGGCCACTCCACCCCAATTTCGGCTGCTGCATACGCTCCTACATCAATCGGCCCATGACTGTCAGCATCCTGAAGAGCCTGAAGGGTGAGATCCAGGCTGAGCTGGAAGAGCTGTTCCCGGAGTACACGGTCTCAAATCTGAGGGTCACTGTGCCCGCCAGGAACGAGATTTCGATCAAGGCTAACATCGGAGCCTATCCGGTGGATTTCCTGGGGAATGCTGCAATCCTGAACGAACTGAACACGGTGCTCAACCGGGCACTGAAAGACCTGGGAATGGCGAGTTACTGAGGTATTATGGCGATAGATTTCACAGAGTTCCTTGAAATGTCAGCAGAAGATTTATACGAGGATTGGCTGACTTACATAACTTCAAGAGATCCGCTCCTGCAGGACACGGGAGTGGCAACCTTCAATTCGATATTGGCAGAGGCCGTATCCACACAGTTCTGGGTGTTCATACAGCTTCTAAAACAGAAAGTTAAAGACTCCAACATCCTCACCGCCGAGGGCGATGCTCTCTCAGCCATAGTCCTTTCGATGCTGCCGGAAGGAAGGCAGCCGGGGACGAACGCCACCGGAGTTATCATATTCAGCCGGTCCACACCAGCTGCAAGCGACATCACCATCCCGGCCAATACCATATGTGCTGCTGTGGCCGAAGATGGCACGCTCACTGAGTTCCAGACTGATGATGTGGCCATCCTGGCGACCGGAAATACTCAGGTCTACGTGCCCGCCACTGCCTCAGAAGTCGGAACTGCAGGAAACGTTGTGGCCGGCCTGATATCGATCATCCGCACTCCTGTGATCGGGATTACCAACTGTACCAACGATTCGCCCTTTACAGGCGGAACTGATGAAGAGTCGGACAGTGACCTCAGAGAGAGAGCTCTCTATACCATCTGGCTGCCCGGTCGGGCTACCATACCGCTCATGGAAGAGCATATCGATGGAGTTTATGGCGTCCGGGAGGCTCATGTCGAGACCCTGGGCCAGGGTGATGTCCTTCTGGTGATAGATGCCATCAGCGGGATTGATACTGAGCTGGATGAGATGATCTATGACAATATCGCTGCAGGCTGCACGGCTTGCGGTGTCCTGGGCGCGAGTCTTCGTGATGCAGGCGACAGTTTTGAGATAGGAGATTGCGCGGGAGCTCCGGTTTGGGTCCGCAACCTGCAGTTCACGCCCATCGATATCGAGATACCGTTTGTCTATGAAGAACCGGGCGCGACCAGCAAGAACGGTACGGCCACCATCCCAGCCGGATCTCCGGCGGGGGCCATGGTCCAGGCTTCGCTGGACTCTGAGTATCCTTATGCCACCAAGATTCTGTCATCGAGTTATGCAGGAGCCTTGAGCTTTGACCTGTTCATGGGGAGGGGGATCTATCCCAGGCTGTGGGTGCCGCCGGAGCTGCAGAAAGCAGATATCGATCTCGATCTCGTTTTGACGACCACGCCAGAGCTTAACCTGTTGGCCAGCGTCCAGGCCAGCCTGGAGGCTAAACTGGCTTCGTACCGGATAGGCGAAGACCTGGAGTACGCTGATCTGGTCAAATACATTTACATTGATTATGCGACCGGACGGGCCTTTTCTGGGATAGATGATGTATCGAGCTTTTCGATCACCTGTAAGGGCTCGACCATCACCGGTTTTGGCCAGAAGGTGGTAATGGATGGCGATGAACGAATAGAAACCGGCACAGTCACCGTAACCTCGGTGTAACCATGCCCACAATAGGAGAATGCCCCGCGTTCGAGCACTGCAGGACGGCAGGCACCTCTTGCGATGTCTGCCTGCAGCTGTCCGTTGCTGAATGGAAAAAGCACGTCAAAAAGGTTCTGAGGAGGAAGAAGTAATGGCAAATGTTGAAATCTATCAGTCAGGACAATACACGATCGCAAAGGCGGGCGGTAAGCAAATAGCTGCATGCCAGATCAAGGGGAATGCCAGGGCATTGTTCAAGGCGGCAATCGATGCCGTGCCGAACGGAGGCAGCCTGAACATAGGCAAAGGCAGATACGTATTCTCAGCTCCCTATGCCTTCCCGCTCAATCCAGACGGCTCCAATCTTTTCTACTGCAGCATCCCTATCATAGATAAGGGGATGCACATAACCGGCGCTGGTGTGGGTCAGACGATCCTACAACTCGCGCCCGGTCAGAGGCGGGAAGGGCGGCATGTGGCCCTAATGCTAGTCAGGGGCAAGAGAGGCTTCGACCTGGGCTATTCCAGCTTCAGCCTGCGTGGGATTACATTCGAAGGAGATAGGGCGCGGCAAAGTACCGCGGCACCTCACGACGGAGAGGGGCTACTCCTGGTGGGCTCCCAAAGGTCTAATGGGGTATTCGAGAATCTGGTGTTCCAGAACTCCCACGGAGCAGGCATGTACCTGGGGAACAACGGAAGCGGGCCGGGGGTGAACGAGACCGTCCGCAACGTCATAGCCAGAAACTGTGCCGCGGAGGGCATCATGCTCGATACCAACAAGGACAGCCGGGTAGAGGACTGCCAGGCATGGGGCTGCAGAGTTGGGCTGTTCCTGAATGGCAACGACGATTGGAGGACCAGGGGGTCAGACAACGTTACAGCAACCCGATTCAAGACCGACAGCCAGATAACTTGCTGGCAGGTCAATGATTTTGCCCTGAGTGAGATCGAGATGGACTGCTCTAAGGCAGCATCCTCCTATGGCTTTGTGGTCCGGGATGGCAACGGCACGATCAAGAACTCCGTCCTGAAGAGCGATCCCACCAAGGCATCATCCTATGGAGGGGCCACCTACTTCTATGAGCAGGCGCGCGTACTGATGGAAGCCTGCCAGATAGAAGGGCACTTTGGGATTCATGCGGTCGGCAAATCGTATGCAGAGGCCAAAAACTGCCAGATAGTCGCACCTGGGGGCTGCTATTGCACCACGGACCCCAACCCGGTGTCCAGCACCATCGTTGCGCGGGGGTGCACATGGGCAGGGAAAAAGAGCGATTTGATGGAAGGATCTAGCCTCGTGGAGGCTTAGATTACGCCTAGCCCCTTTCCTCTTCAAATCCGTAACTTTTACCGTCGCTACCAATTGTTTCTACGTATATTGTGTCACCTGGACCGAACCAGTATCTAACCATAAATATTGGTGGTTCCTTACTACCTACCATCGAACCATGTGGGATATCCATCTGACACACAACTATTGGCTTTTTAGTCATCCCTTTTGCCACCACCTACCGGTTGCAGTGTTATATACACACCAATTGGCTTCGATGAGCCCCCGCACAGCATCACCGGGTGATATTTCCTCGGCATGTGTGGGCCCCCACAATCTTTTTTATGGTGAGCCCACAAATCCAATATCAGCAACGGCCCAAAATAACCAATACCGTAGCCGAGAGGTATTCCCACGCATATAATAAATATCCAGATGCCATCACCCGTCGTTAGCATTTATTCCCCCCCATTGCCCATCTCCTCCTGACCTTCCTCCACATATCCAACATCCACCGGAACGTCTGGATATTTGATGCACTTGGCAGGAACCTTCGCCCACGCTTTTTCGTTGATCGTGAGCAGCCCCGCATCGCGGTCCACGGTGTAGTCCTCGCCCTCTACCAGGTACACCCCATCCTTTCCGCCCAAGCGGACCCATTCTTTTTCTTCAGTCATATTTTTTCCTCCTATATTTCCGGAGTACCGCCGCCTTCCTCCGCGCGTACTCCTTCTCCAGATCCCATAGATCCTGTAGTGCCGGGATAAGATTCCCAGTGAGAATGCCCAGCGCCTCAGCATCCAGAGCCATCTCATCTGCTGTCGCCTCATGCCGGATCAGCTCGTTTTGGCTGATCGCGTAGGAACCCACCAGGATCAATTCGTCGAAGAAGCGGACAGCAGCGGCTTCCAGGGCATCATCGCGGACACCGTCGGGCAGGGATTCCAGCTCTGCATCCAGGTCCACTGCCTGCTGGCAGAGGAACGATAGGCGGTGGTCGGCCTTCAGCCGCTCTAGGGCAGCCTTCTGGTCGGCTCTGAAGGAGATGCTGAGCTTCAGAGATCGAAGCTCGGGCGGGGTCCTGGGCGGGCCGCGAGGCTTTTGGGATTTGCGAGGGGGCATCAATGGGTCTCCCTGTTATTATGATTAACTGTAAGAATCTCCTGCACCATAATCTCACCCATATCTCGGATAAAATCCTCTTTTTTCTCTCTGATTAAATCCAATGCACCAAGGGCCACAACCCGATAATTGTGGATGGTTGGACATTGATCGTTGCCCCAGACTGTCAGGTCCACTCGCAACGTGTCCTCAAATACCGGGCGGAAAACGGTGTGGGTGCCATGTGGTCGTACTATTATTTCCAACTGGTCAAATCTGTAAAAGTGCTCGCCATTTACCTCGTGCGTTAGGCGGTCTATCTCATCACGCATCTCGGTCATCCGGGCATCTCTAACCCGAAGTTGGTGCTGTAACACTTTTATATAATGTTTCGCATCTTTACATCGCATTGTCTGACCTCTCTGGATGGGGCATCAGGGGGCGACCTCCTCACACCGTCGTCTTCTCTGCGCAATCAACACGTCCACGTCGCACAAAGTCCAAAAAAACCCGGCAAACGTGGCCCACTCACCGGGATAATCCGGTCGGGATGGGTGAATCAACCAATACTGTTCGGTTTTCCCATCTGTGTAGGGGTTCCCTACCCCAGTGTACTCAACATATACAGTCGATCCTACTGGGGTTTCCACTCTTCCTCCGTTGACATTCCAGCATTCGTAACCGGACCCTTCGGGGTCCGTCAAGACGAGCACTGAAAACTCGTCCCTGACGACAACCAGTTCAGGGATCATCTACGCCACCTCCTCGACCTCTTCCGCGATCCTCTCTTCTTCTCTTGCCCCCCACATCTGAGCCTCTATGATGTCATCGAGCATGCTGTAGCTCAGGAAAGGCTCCTTTTGGATGTGGATCTCGTAGGTTCCCTTTGGGCATGATGGGAAATATGAGCGATCGTCCCTATATGCCCTATTCTTGATCTCCCCAGTTTCCTTCTCGATGAAAAATGAATTGTCTGGATTCATCTTGCTTCTGGCGCAGGCCATCATTTCTTTTTTCGCATCATCGCTTGGCATCATAAGCATCACATTTCATCTCCAATACCCTATACACGTCGCCAGTATATATAGATTACGTTTCGTAATCTAACTATTCTATGATTGTTACCAACGAGTAGCGTAAGCTATATATACTTACATCGCGTAAGGGAGCGCATGTCAGAAAAATCTGAATTCGATGCAATTGTAAACGCGAATTTCGCAGTATCTATTCCAGCTGCGACGCGCGACAAGTTGGGCATCGAGAAGGGGGACATTCTCAAGGTATCGATCGAGAAAGCCCCCAAAGTCGGAGGATCGAGACGATGAAGATAGACTATATACCACCAGGGCCATATGATGCCCTGATGGAAAGCGATCTACGAAAGATCGAGAAGAGCTCGCCAGCCACACCCCGCGATGCCATGGAGGCAAACCTGCTCTGGATGGTCGCGCATGAGCTGGACGACCCCGAGTACTACGGCCCGCGCATTCGCGCGCTGAGTGATAGGCTGGGATGCTGAATGGAACCGCGAGAAGATCAGATTAAGCGGGCCTACGAGGATCTCCGAACGGCCCGCATAGAGATGCACGAGGTATCTGAGAGAGACTTAGTCGCGAGGACGACCCTGAAGCAGAAGGAAGCGGCCTTGCTGCTGAGCGGGGCCATCATCGGCAAGAATGCCGAGACTCGCGATGCCCAGCTCAAAGAGGGCTGCAAAGAAGAGCTGGTGGCGGTCGAGGCCGCGCGGCTAGAGAAGGCGGAGGCGCAGCTCAGGATGGACCTGGCGATTATGCGGGCCCAGGAGCTTCAGTGGCTCATCAGGAATGATCAGGCCACTGCAGATATTGATGTGCGGGGATATGTGGCATGACCGCTGAAAACATCGCTCTGGCGCTCTGGCTGGCCTTCATCGCCCTGGGGGTCGTCTGTATCTACCAGCTATCCACGGCGGTAGTGGATGCTGCAACCCTCTCCATGAGCGGGTCCTGCACCGGCCAGGGGTTCACCAACATCACGGTGGAGGCAGATCTCCTCATGGCCGCCATCAACCAGACGGCGAACGGAACCACCTGGCAGATCTGGGGGGCATCGGTATGAGCACAGAAGCTGGCATCTATCTGTTCTGGATCTGCCTGTTCCTGGGCATATTCCTGATCCTAGAGGCGGCCCAATGAGCGCCGGTACTGGGGTCAGAAGGCGCACCCGCCGGGCCAACGCCGAAGCCCAATGGAGGGCTGTCCACCACAGGCAGAAAGCGATCTACCGGACCCTTCTGGAAGAGCCTGGAGCCCGTGATTATGCGATCAATCTCAGAGGGATGGCATGAAAGTGCTCGTGGCATGTGAGTTTTCCGGTGTCGTCCGAGACGCTTTCCTCCTGAGAGGGCACGACGCGGTGAGTTGTGATTTGTTGCCGTCTGAGAGACCTGGACCACATATCCAGGACAATGTTCTGAGCCACCTCTCCGAGGGCTGGGATCTCATGATAGCTCATCCACCATGTCAACATTTGGCATCGAGTGGCGCGAGATGGTTCGCAGAGAAGCGGGAAGATGGCCGTCAGCAACAGGCCATAGAATTCTTCCTCCGGATCGCCGATGCGAAAATTGAAAAAAAGTGTATAGAAAATCCGGTTGGAATAATGTCAAATTTTTATAGGAAGCCAGACCAGATCATCCAGCCATACCAGTTCGGGCATGCTGAAACGAAAAAAACATGTCTCTGGCTGGATGGATTGCCCGCGCTACTACCATCTGAAATTGTTGAGCCGGATTTTCACCGGAAGAAAGACGGGTCATACTATCAGGATTCTGGCGGGAAACGATATTCCCGGATCCATTTTGTTTCTGGTAGAATGCCAGCGGAAGAGCGCCGCAAGATTCGCAGCAGGACATATCCCGGAATCGCGGCTGCTATGGCTGATCAGTGGGGTGACATCGCATGAAATCAGCTTTCGCCGCCATGCTCCGTGCAGGAATCACCAGGGCGATATTCTCAGCTCGCTGCGACTTCCTGGACCGCAGAGGCTTCCTGGCACTCAACCAGATCCAGACGCCCACCGAGATGGCCGAAGAGCACGCTTGGATCCGGCCTGGGCACTGGAGAGGATCTATCCCAAGGCCAGGCGAGGAGATCCGCTTCAGCGCTCACCTGGAGCCATATTGGCGGGATGATGGCTCGTACGACATCGGCCTGTTCAGATGCCGGAGGCTCGAATGAAACCTCTCCATCAGGTCATCGAGGACGCCGTAATCATCCGTGGCATCATCGACTATCTGGAGAAGTCTGTGGAGCCGGTCAGCTTGCACGAGTTGGCAATGACTCAGCACATCTCCAACGGCACCGCTCTGAGACTGTGCAGGATATTGGAGAAGGCCTCAGTTATCGAGCACCCGACAGTCACCAGGATTGTCATGGGGGCATCTCAGGAAGTCCCTCAACTGGCCTGGCAGCTTACCAAGAGCTTCTGGCTGGGCGGATGTGTGTACAACGCTGAAGATCTTGCGAGGGGGGCAGCATGACCAATATTTGCGACGGCCCGGGCATCCGTTTGACGCTGTCGAACGAGAATCCAGCGACGGAGGACCTCCTTCACGTCGAGTTCGCCATTCGAACTGATATCGGCGTCTTCCGGTTCTCCGGAGAGGGTGACCTGGTCGAACTATGTGAGTTGATCCCAATGCAGGTACAGAACGCCGGGACATTGTATAGCCTCATGAAAATATTTTCAGAAGAGGAAGCAAGATGACTGACGACCGCACCATGCCCCTCCTCTTGGAGGACCGGGATAGGCTGCTGGACGAGATTGAGAAGAGAGATATCAGGATTTCAGAGCTGGAGAGGGCGATCTCGCTCAGGGACCAGCTCATAGCGATAGAGGAGGAAGAAGATGGCAACAGACGTTGAATTGGCGCAAATAGGATACACATGCGAAGGGATGGGGCACATTTTGCAGGCCCATGGCATTTCCTCAGAAGCCCCAGCGGTTAGGCAAGAAATCGCCAATCTGATGAGGTTGACTGCGGACATGCTCGAATCACAAAAGTTTGATATTAACGTTCCAAAGCGGGCGAAAGCTTTTGCAGAGACAATGTGCGAACTGGGGGCCCAGCCATGAGCGACCCAATATCTGATTTCGTGGAGCAGTCCCATAACGAGCAGGGGCAGCGCGCCGAATTGAGGATGAGAAAAGAGATGGGCGGTGCAGGCTTCTGCATCCGGGCAAAAGGCGGAAAGAACGCCATCAAGCAACTGGCTGAAGTATTGAATGCCATCGATCTTGAGGAGGCCCGGCCATGATCCTGACCGAAGAGCAGCGGGCGGCCATAAAACTCGCGATGAAATATATAGCGCGCTGGCCGTTTGCATACAAAGAACTCCATGCCAGAGGAGTTCTCCAAGCCATGATCGATAGCAGCGAACATGTTACTGATCACACTAAAATGATAGGCTTCGATCTGGAGAAGGCGCGGGCGGCGGATGAGGCTTTGCCCTATCCACTGGATGCAAACGAAATTTGGGTCAGTGGCAAGGGACAGATGCATATCAACCCGCCAAATGCGCCGTCTATATTCTTTACTCTGTCCGATCTATGCGAGTTTCGCAATCTCTTTCATGGGCAGGCTGCCGAAATCGAGCGGCTGCGGGCAGCTCTAGATGAATCTGAACAGATATTGGCGCACAAAACAAAGACGGCGACCCATTGGTATGAGGAGGGGCTGAAGACAAGGGCAGATCTCGTACAGAGTAAGCGCGTCGTCGAACAGCAAGCCGCCCGGCTCAAGGAGCTTGAGTCGTCGCTGGACGAAGCCGAGGCACTGACCAAAAAGAATGCCGATCTGATGAACGCCTACCTGGCCAGGATTGCAGAGCTTGAGGATGCCCTGGTAGAAGGATTGACAAACTTCCTGCATTATCGTGCATCGTGTTACGATCCAGCACGCCGCTGCCCTTATGCGAAAGAATGTGATGATTGTAGCACTTGGGATGCTTGCGGGCATGTTGAGAAGTTCCGATCGGAAGCCCGCCAGCGGCTCCAGGCAGAGGGCAAGATCGGGCCGGATGCGGATGCCAAGCCGCGAGTCTGGCAGATCACGGAGGAGCGGAAGGCGGCTCTCTGGCATGCTATCAAAGTTCTAAAAGAGAACGATATCATGGAAGAACCCGAGGAGCACCTATGGGATGAGGAGGTTACTGTCCTCCAAGCCATGCTTACGGAGGCTGAGTAGATGGGCGCTTCCCACAAGTACCGGCCAAATCGGATAAAGAAGCACGAAGACCTCCACCGAGGCCAACCAGAGGACTATCCAAAGCTCCTGGCGATGCACCAAGAGGGCTATCTGAACAGCGCCATTGGCCGGGCATTCGGGATCAGCGGTACCCACGCGGGCAAGCTGATCAGGAAATATCAGGCGGAGGCGGGGTTATGATCACCCCCCACGCACAATGCTGCTGCTCAGATTGCGTAGCAATCAGACGGGCATTCGTCGCCCGCACCCATCCTCTCCTCCGGGCCAAGGCCGAAGAGCCCGGGCCCAGCCTGATCCCGGCTGACCAGGCTCTTGCCATGCGGCTGGAGGATGAGGAAGAGCTCGAGGGGATGCTAGCCAACACGAGAGCGGAAATCAAGATCCTCCGGGATTGCGCGGGGGCAAACGCATGACCGCGAAATGTGGGACGTGCTACTGGAATGTGACCTTGCCATCTTGCGCCTATTCCTACATGGCGCTCTATGGAGAGGACTGCGACGAATGGAGGCCAGCGAAGCTATACGAGCACGGACGGCCACGCGGTGGAAGAGGGGGGGGGGCATGAAAGACCTGCCGGACAATGAGCTGATCAAGCTCTACATAAAGGCCGCTGCAAACGAATCAGGCGACTTGCCGTTTGGGGCAGAAGCCCGGCGGAAAGAAGCCGGTGATGAGCTGCTGGCCAGGGGGATAACTGAGATTCGGCTGCCGGCGTTCGTGGACCCGTTCCCGGTGAAGGGCTCGGACGTGGGTGCCAGGAAGTGCGCAACAGTTTTTAGCAGGTCGGGGCGGTAGAGCATGACCGGAACCACGCCAATAGATACGATCATACAGGGCGATGCCCTCACCCGACTAAAGGAACTGCCTTCCGAGGCGGTGGATTGCTGTATAACCTCTCCTCCTTATTTTGGATCGAAACGTTTATTAAGTATGGCGGACCTATTACAAAACATGGTAAGAGATAATAAGGGGCGGTTCGTAAAGGGGGTGCGGTCGTCGCCGAATACCGAATTTAAGAAGGGGCAACACTGGAGAGAACCTAAGCCATATTGGGAGAAAGAATGGTTATATAATGAATACGTCGTAAAAGGCAGGTCACTTGGTGATATAGCAGCCGGTTTTGGTGTCACCGAACCCGCTATACGTTTTTGGGCACAAAAACACCACATTCGGACGCGGACGGTGTCAGAAGCACGCGACATCAAATATTGGGGGCTACCGGGCGAAAAAAACGGCATGTATGGGATACGAGGAGACAAAAATCCACACTGGCGGGGCGGAATCACCCCTGAAAGACAGGCGTTGTATTCTTCCACCGATTGGGCAGATTTAGTAAAGCGTGTGTGGGAAAGGGATGAAGCCACGTGCGGACGGTGCGGAAAAAGGTACAATGGGGAAAAGCGATTCCATATTCATCATATCACACCGTTTGAAAAAAAAGATCGGCGACTAGATATTACAAATTTGATTTTGCTTTGCGCGGGTTGCCACAAATTCGTACATAGTAAAATGAACATTGGCGGGGAATTTATAGATGAATAACCAGGTTCTGCAGGGGGACGCGCTGGAGGTATTAAAAACACTTCCGAGCGAGTCAGTTGATTGCTGTGTGACCTCGCCTCCTTACTTTCGGATTGAGAGACTATGGAGTAGATGGTCAGATCGGGCTGGAAGAAAGCCCGGAGGCTTATGTAAGCAAGCTTGTGGAGGTCTTCGGGGAAGTAAGACGGGTGCTGAAGAAGGAAGGGACGCTTTGGCTCAATCTCGGAGACTCTTATTCCAGGGATTTGGCTAAGGGAGGAAGTGGGCCGAACGGTAAGCACGATTTCATCCCCGATTATGGGAATGCTAGAAAGATAATGAGTGAGTCGAAAGGCTCTTCAGATGGTGGCGTGGGGCGAGCTGACCGTGCACCAGTACGGAACGGGGGTGATGGCCTCAAGCCCAAAGACCTGATTGGCATTCCCTGGATGGTCGCTTTTGCGCTCCGGGCCGATGGGTGGTATCTGAGGCAGGACATAATATGGTCGAAAAATAATTGTATGCCCGAATCTGTGACCGACCGATGCACCAAGAGTCACGAATACCTGTTCTTATTCGCGAAAAGCCAGCGATACTACTTCGACTCAGAGGCCATAAAGGAGTCTTCAGTAAGTGACCACCCATCAGGCAACGGATTCAAGCGGCCAGCTCGAGTATCCTACCAGAATCCAGACGGCACAGCTCGAGGGAATGATGAGCAATGGCAGGGAGTTGGAGGCAAGAGAAACAAGCGATCGGTCTGGCAGGTGAACACAGTCCCATATCGAGAGGCTCATTTCGCCACGTTCCCAGAGAAGCTGATAGAGCCTTGCATCCGGGCGGGATGCCCCGAAGGCGGAATATGTCTTGATCCATTTTTCGGGGCCGGCACCACCGGCCTGGTGGCGAAGAAGCTAGGACGGCGCTTCATCGGCATAGAGCTGAATGAGGCATATATAGGCATGGCGCAAAAGCGCGTCGCGGCGGTGCCGGCCAGGCTCGACCGTTGGGCGGAGGCGGACGCATGACCTGGGGGCACTGTGATTCCTGCCGGTGGCGATGGGTGCCAGTAGACACCATCATACAGGGCGACTGCCTGGAGGAGATGAAGAAGCTGCCTGACGGGTGCATAGATCTGACTGTGACCAGCCCCCCTTATGACAATCTCAGAAAATATAATGGGTATGTCTTCGACTTTGAAGGCATCGCCCAACAGCTTTTCAGGATCACGAAATCCGGTGGTGTCGTGGTCTGGGTGGTCGGAGATGCGACCATTGATGGATCGGAGACGGGCACCAGTTTTAGGCAGGCTCTTTATTTTAAGGAAATTGGGTTTAATATTGAAACTATGGTATGGGAAAAAACGGGGAGTGGGTGTTTAGGGAGCAGCAATTTCTATGGACAAAACTTTGAATATATGTTTATATTCTGCAAAGGGCAACCAAAAACAACAAATTTAATATGCGACAGAGAGAACCAATTGAAAAGCGGAAAAGTAAAAGTAAACGGTTCTCTGAAGTCTGATAAAACACAAACCACACGAATAATCGAACGCAACCCGTTTGGAAAGCGAAATAATATTTGGAGAATCGACACCCAAAAAAATAGTAGCCATCCCGCGCCCTTTCCCGAACAGCTCGCAGCCGATCACATTCTCTCCTGGTCCAATCCCAATGACCTCATCCTAGATCCCATGTGTGGTTCGGGGACCACATGTAAGATGGCCAAATATCATCAGAGGCACTTTTTGGGATATGACATTAGCGAGGAGTACTGCGAAATAGCCAGAAAGCGCGTCGCGGCGGTGCCGGCCAGGCTCGATAGGTGGGCGGAGGCGGGGATATGATCTATCTGGCTTGCCCTTATTCTCATCCGAACAAAGATGTGAGGGAATACAGGTTCAGGCACGCAAACCGGGCGGCTGCTAAGCTTATGAGGGAGGGGCATATCGTCTATTCCCCCCTATCTCATACTCATCCTATTGCCGTGGATGGAGATCTTCCTTTAGATTGGGCTTACTGGCAGTCGGTCGATGAGTTCTATATCAGGCTATGCGAAAAAGTGATAGTTCTGATGCT